GACTGGGTATAACACCGAATTGCGTATTAAGGTCAATCGTAGGTGGGCAGAGTTGGAAGCCTTGACACAAATCAAAATGCCCAAATCTCTTAATGTGTATGGAATGGAAGCCCTGCCATACGTGGAGTGGTTGCTACTACATAACTACTCAGTAACCAGTGGGCAGTATCACGCTCGTATCCGCAAGCACCCTCAGCACTTCTACAAGGCGAGTACAGGTAAGTGGTACGTCAATAAGGCGTTCGCCGAGCAACTGCTAACCATAAGGCAAGGAATGCAGGCACTAAAAGAAGTCAAAGGCTTGCCGCAAGTACATCAAGTAACACTATTTGAGGTTTTGGCGGAAGTAGAAGGGCAGGTAGCACCTGCGAGCAAATGATTCATTAAAAAATAGAATATGAGAAAGTTAATACAAAAATGGATTAAAAAGCAGGTGATACACCATATCAATAGAGATTGGAGTCACCAAGTTATAGAGACAAAAGAAACCCTATTCGGAATAGTAGTCAAAAGAGAATTGAGAACAGAGTTAATGTAGTATGGAGTACAAGCTACAAAAATGAATGCCAAATAAGCAATACTAAAGCCATTAGAAATGAAAAAATACAAACTATTTCCAAAACCTTTAAGAAGCCATCGTATTTTGAGGAAACTATTGGTTTGGTATCAGGATAGGAAAAGTCCTCAAGGGAGGATGATATTATTAGTCCCAACCAATCTTTGTCCATCTTGCGAAATTGCTTTAGTACGCCATATAGTAACATTAAACCAGAGAGGATACATAATAGAAAAAGTACGTATGCATAATGCAAAAGGTGAGTGTTGCCAGATGCTCCGTTCTTTAAGGCAATCAATATGGCAAGAATTGCGGAAGAGACGGAAACGAGATTTTTGGCTATTTCTAATCTTAGGTTGGTTATTTCCTTTTTGAGTTCTTTAAGTTGTTCAATAGCATCTTGAATATCAATTTTCATGGATATATTTAATTAGTTTGAGGCTACAAAGGTAGCGAATTTTTCCCTAAGTCAGTAGGACTGACAGCCGAAAGGCTGGCGAAGCGAAATCGCATTAGGGAGCAAGGCGAAAGCTAAAAAAAGACACAAATGTACACATACAAAGACAACATATTATCCATACCTGCACGGCTCCTATACGATGATTGGGGACTGATGAGCTATGACTACTACAAGAAGCTATGTAGCCGTGGTAAGCTCATCACTACCCAACCAGGGAAAGGCTTAGGCAACGAAGCGTGGGTGTCCTTCCACGAATTGCCGGTTGTGAAAGGTGTTAATATTAAGGAATTTTGTGTGAGAATGTTGGGCAGGCCCGAAGATAGTAAGATTTTACAGAATGACCTTGAACCCCTCTTGGTGCCAGACTTGGAAGCTATCAATTTCTTTTCAAGTCATCGCAAGCCCAACGGGAAACCCCTAAAAATAGAAGAGCAACGGGAAAAAGCTACTTCGGCTATGATTCTAAAAGCCATTGAAAGCCTCTTTAAAGGGCGTATCAAAAACCCTCTTTATAAGGGGAAAAAAGTGGAGATATGGAAAAACATTAGCGAGGCTGTAAACACCCTTAACCCCGAACGTTGGCACTTTGACCTACCGAATAATCCAAGAAGTTTGCAACGCAAATATAACCAGTATCTCAGTGAGGGCTACTATGCTTTTATCCATAAAGGTGAGGGTTCGGACAATGCCAAAGTAGTAACAGAAGTAATGGAAAGGCTTTTTATATCCATTTGCTGTATGCCTAACAAACCCTATATGAGTTCGGTGTATGATATTTATAGGCAGTTCCTTTATGGTGAGATAGAAATCTTTGACAAAGCCACAGGTGAACTTTTCAATGTGGAGCAGGACTTTTGCGACGAGCACGGAAACATCTTAGAAGTTTCTGAAAGCACCGTAAAGCTATGGCTGAACAAACCCGAAAATCAGTTGGTTATTAAGAAAGCCCGCAACGGAGAATATGACTTTAGCCACAAGGAACGTCCGCACGTCAATCGCCACGCACCGCTTTATTCAATGAGTAAAATCACTCTGGATGACCGAGACCTAATGCACACCAAACTGCCCAATGGAGACAAGGTTATGGCCTACTATGCATATGATGTGATGAGCACAGCCCTAATTGGTATTGCTCATAGTAAAAAGAAAGACAACGAATTATTCTTGGACTGCTTCCGCTCTATGTTTCGCTTTACGGCTCAATATGGCTTAGGCACCCCAATGCAGATAGAAGTAGAGCGACACCTTACGGGCGAACATGTGGAGGGCTTACTCAAAGCTAATAACATTTTCCCATTCGTGAGATTCTGTAATCCTACCAATTCGCAAGAGAAGTATGCCGAGACCATGATACGAGGTAAGAAGTATGGGATAGAGAAAGACAGACACCAAAATGTAGGGCGACACTATGCACGACGAGACAGCAACCGCGTAACTACCCAAAAGATATTTGACGAGTTCAACGACAATTACAAAGATGCTAAAGCCCCTTATGAGGATATAGTAGCAATGGAATTGGAAGAGCAAACCCTCTATAACAATCAGCTACACCCCGACCAAGAGCGGTTCCCTGGAAAGACACGTTTGCAGGTATTTTTAGAAAATGTAAATCCGAACCTACCGAAACTCAACCGAGCCCTCTTGGCGCAATATATAGGCAGATGTGTGCCTACTACCATACGCAGGAACCAATATGTAACAGTGCAATATCAAAAGTACCAATTGCCCAACCCACAAGTTATCTCCTTGCTTTCCTCCTATGAGGTGCAGGCCTATTACTTACCCAATGAGGAGGGCGTAGAGGAGGTGTATTTGTATCAGGAAAACCAATTCCTCTGTGAGTGCAAGCGCCTTAAATCCTTTAACCGAGCCAATGCCGAATGGACAGAAGAGGACAAGGAGATATACCAAGAGCAAATGCATTACATCAAGCAGTTTGACCAATATACCAAAGAAAAAACCACTGAAAAGCTCTCAAAGGTAGGCACACTTTCGGTGGAGAAAAAGACACAAAAAGTAGCCGCTTCCGCCCCTATTGTAGCCTATGAGGATCAACCCACTACTAACTACAAAGAGTATCAGAAAACTAAAACAGAAATGATTAATAAAGCCTTATTAGACCTATGATCACAACAGCATTAAAAGAAAAAATCATTTTGGCGATTGCCGAAAACAGAAAGAATTACCAATCCGACAGCAAGCACGCACAGAGCTTAGGGATTAACACAGCGCAGTACAGTCGTATCAAGAAAGGCGAATTGGAAGGGGTACTTAGCGATGCCAATTGGGTCAGCATAGCCCGCAGGCTTCAAGTACAACTCAAGGACGAACGCCCTTGGGTCACTGTGGAGACAGAGACCTTCCAATACATCTACCTACAACTTTCGGCCTGCCAAGCTCGCTCCATTTCGGCTATCCTATGTGATAGGGCAGGAATTGGCAAGACACATACTGCCAAAGTATATGTCAGTAAGAACAAAAATGCAGTGTATATAGACTGCTCACAGGTGAAGACCAAACAGAAGCTCATTCGCAAGATCGCCCAAGAGTTTGGGATTGCTCACACGGGGCGCTATGCCGATGTATATGAGGACTTGGTTTTTTACGTAAAACAATTGGAAAACCCACTTATCATCTTGGACGAGGCGGGAGACTTGGAGTACCACGCCTTCCTTGAACTAAAGAGCCTATGGAATGCTACCGAGTACGCTTGCGGTTGGTATATGATGGGTGCTGACGGCTTGCAGGCAAAAATAGACCGCAACAAGGACATCAAAAAAGTAGGGTATGCAGAGATATTTGACCGCTACGGCTCGAAATATAGCCGTGTAAGTCCTGCCCAAGACAACGAAGCAATTACGGCTTTTCTCTTGGGACAAATAGCCCAGATAGGCGAAGCAAACGGCTCTACCCTTACCCCCGAACAACTCTTTGCTCGTACCAAGGGAAGCCTTAGAAAGGTACGTACAGAAATAGAAAAGGTGCGAGCCGCACAGGCGATTGGGTAACACCCGCAAACATTTTAATCAATGAGTTAAAAGTGATGATAGTAGAAAACGATACAGAGAAAGCAGTAATACCAAGGGCTTACACCTATGAGGACTTGGCGAGAAAGAAATATAAGACATTGCCTCTATCGGAGCCTTGGCATACCCACTTAGGGGAGATAGAGAGAGCGGGGAGTATCCTTATCTATGGAGATTCGGGGCACGGAAAGACAACCTACGCGCTGCAACTAATGAAGGAATTGTGCAAGTATGAAAAAGTACTTTACAACTCTTTAGAAGAGTGTGGGAGTAAGTCTTTACTTGATAATTTAGACCGATATGGACTAAAGCAATATCGTAACCGATATACCGTGCAGAAAGAACGTATAGAGGAATTGATACAAAGGCTTAATCGCCCACAACAGCCTAAGATAGTGTTTATAGATAGTGTTCAGGAGTGCTTTAGGGAAAAGAAAGCCAATATATATAACCAACTTATAGAGCAGTTTCCCACCACTTTATTTATTGGTATTTCCCAAGTGGATCGCAAGGGAAACCCAAAAGGGGCTATAGCTGATAAATTCTACTGGTTAAGCCAAGATAGGGTATATATAAAAAACTTCGAGGCTTATATAAATAAGACACGGACGGGGGGTAACATACTGGAACCTTTGGTCATATCACAGTCGGAGAAAGAAAAAAGAGAGTTAAAAATGATTAGATAATAAAATATGGAAACCATAGAAAAGCAAAAGACATTTAGAGAGTGCCTACTTTATTACTTGGACTGCAAGTATTGGGCATATGAACAACTACAAGGGATGTACTTTGAAAAATGGTGTGAACAGGTGCATAAACAGAGGAAAACTTTAGTGGATCCAAGGATATTAGCAAAGAATGACCATTTACTAAATTGGTTTGCCAAGCAGTGGGAGGTCTATGTAGAGGGCGAGATAGCCAAATACTACGGAAAGGCACTCAGAGAAGGGGTATTTGACCGAGAGGATGTAGAGCTAATGATACACTTACAAATGGAGAATATTTATTGTATTTACCCCAAGATATTACTGAAAATGATAGATAAAAGTGGAGAGCCTCCACAGATAATCAAGAGTGAAAAACGAAAAATAACAGTTGATGAAACAGCTATATATGGAAGTGCTAAGGCTTGACAACTTCTTACAAGCCTTATCAGTATCAGAGCGAACAATGATACATCAGTATCATGCTGGATATAGGACATACGTACCGATAGTGGTACTTACCATCTACGAATGGATACAAGAGAACAAGTGGGAATCCACAGACTTTAGATATAACCAAGATAGAGTATTGACTTGGTACAATCGGGATAAAAAGACTTGGGAACCGATAGAGACCCACGAGTTATTTAAAGCAAAAGTAGCAAGATAATTAAAAAAAGACAATAAAATGAGTGTAGATTTATCACAACTAAGTGCAGAGGAACGTGCAGCACTTATAGAACAGGCGAAAGAATTAGACGCCAAAGAAAGAGAGGAAAGGAAAAAGGCCTATGAGCAAATGAAAGCTGATGCGATCATCAGCCTTATCACCGTAGCTAAGGACATCAATGAACGGCTTACGGAGTTCAAACAGCATTCTTTCGAGACGATGGATACCCTACATGAATTGTTAAAAGAGTATAGCGGACGGCGTGTAGGAGGGAAAGGAAACTTTAGCGTGGAGTTTGAGAACTTCAAGGTGGATTACAGCAAGCAGGGTAAAGGTTCTTATGATGAGCGTGCCACCGAGGCGGAGAAGTATATCTTTGACTTTATAGAAAGCCGCTACTCAGGCGATGAGGGTACTAAGGAGTTTATCCTCTCGCTATTAGAGCGTAAGAAGGGCGAACTTGACCCCGATAACATTCAGAAGCTCTACAAGTACGAGGATAAGTTTGCTGACCCGAATTTCTCCAAGGCATGTGAGCTATTCCGAGAGAGTTATCAGTATAACCACTCTAAGGATTATATCCGCTTCTACGAAAAGGACAAACACGGCAAGTGGCAGAATATACTCTTACAATTTTCAGCTGTTTAGGCAGTCGAAAATGCTCCTCTGCCCTTAACATGTCGTCAACAATAGAAGGACGCTTTTATGAGACCCCTTAAGGCGGAGGAGCTTCTTTTAAATAACCTTTAAAAACGATTTAAAATGAAAGAAAAACCAACACATTACTATTGCTTTTTTGGCAATGGCACACAAACAAAAAATAAGTTACAAGCTGAATTTTCCGAATTTCTAAGAGGAATGGAAGGAGAATTATATCAAGCCGCTAATTTAGATGTAATAAAGAGATACATCATTGAAAAAGCCAAAGAGTTAAACAAAAAGTACCCCCGATGTAAGGCTTTAGAAGTTTCTTTTAAACAATACTCAAAAGAGAATTACATTCACTATCTATGTGGTATTGAGTTTAATGCATTTCGACTAATACCTGCTTATCTTATTGAACTTGAAAACGATTTAAAATGATTAGCACACGACAACTAAAAATCCTACAAAGCCTCTTAGTAAGGAGGTTTAATGATAGAGAAGCTCGCTTGGCATTTCTCTCCTCCCTTGTATGCAGGGAGCTGGGTTCAAGCAAGGAGCTGACAGAAGACGAAGCCTTTAAAGTGTTAGACTGGCTGGGATATAACTATAGTAATGAGGCATACTTTGACAGTCATAGCACGCAACACCTTAGCATACTGGCTAAGTGCCACGAACTGGGATGGGTGCATGAGGCTACCCCAAGGATCCCCGACCTTCAGAGATTGGGCAGATGGTTACTTTCTAAAAAATGTCCTGTGCAAAAGCCCTTAAAAGAAATGACTTCTAAGGAAGTCAGTAAGGTAATAGGAGCCTTGGAGAAGATAATTGAGAAACGATATGAAAAAAAGTAAAAAAACAAAGTATGAAGAGTGCAAGCATACATACCAAGTATTACGCACGATAGGAGGGTATTGTACTGTAGCGATAACTGCTGTATTTTGCCAAGATTGTGGGAAGCAACTCAGTAAAACAAAAGTAGAAGTATAGATATGAAAATAGAACAATATCCAAGTTGGTTGGTTCCTGTAGGAATCGCTAAGAGAC